CAAAGAAGGGTATGAAGTAATGGCTGACTTTTCCTTAGAAAAAAAGGAAGGTCTGCATGGTTGGTTCAAGCGGAACAATGGTAAGGGCTGGGTTAACTGTAAGACGGGCGGACCCTGTGGTCGTAAGTCTGCCAAGTCTGGAGGCTCTTATCCCGCTTGTAGACCAACCAAGGCACAATGCACAAGCAAAGGTGTCAAAGCAAAGAAAAGTTCCAAACCAGTATCTTGGGAATCCAAGAAGAAAGGTACAAAGAAATGAAAAAGAAATCGTCTTCTAAGAAGAAACCCAAGATGTCCTGCGGATGTGGAGGTAAGAAATGAGTATTGATCACAAGCTGTACTACAAAGTTATTAGTGTAGTTTCGTTAAGTACATCATCTCATGCAGCCTTACCAGCAGATGCAACTCATTTTAGTTTTGAATCAACTAATAAAGGAGATACCCATATAAAGGTTGGCTTTGATGGAACATACAGCCCTTCAACTTCTACATGGACTGGTCGTTCGGAAGTTGCAGTAATTCCTGGACAAATCTATCCACTACAGGGTACTGGCTATGTACCAAAAATATCCGCAACAGGTTCAACTGGTGCTGATGCTAATAAAATAGCTTGCTTTAAAGTACTTGCTATCTAAGGAACTAATCTATGCCAGCCATAACTAAAGAACAAACACTTGCAATTCTTCGTGGTAACAGACTTTATAATTCCCTTAATTTTCCATACACTTTTATTCCAAGTTTCACTAAGTGGTCTGGTATAGCTTACAGAGATTTATTTAATCCAAATGGAATTGATTTAAACCTTGCTAGCAGCGGAACGTATCCTTTTATACCAGGTACTGGTAATCCTGATAACCAAACATTCACGGGAATTGTTAATTCATCAGAAACAATCATTGATGGTGTCACATTAACACCCGTATTAATTATTTATAATGGTGGAACAATGAATACCAGCTCTGATTTAGAAAGAGTTGAGTATGATTATCACAAAACTGGTGCAAAGCTAAGAAGCAAATTAAAATAAAGGAGAGAATAAATGTCCTATTCAATTGAAAATTGCGTTAAAGGATCCGTGTTAGCGGGTAAATTTATAGATAACTTAAAGTACGGAGATTCCCTAGAAATCATGGTTGTTGGAGATTCTAACTGCCATTACGGAGAACCCGCAACACAAGGTAACATTGACTTTGGAGCTAGAGTATTCGGGTTAGCTGATGCTATTAGCAAAGTTCTAATTGATCAGGGTTACAATCTTTATGCTACTCCTTTATATCCCGTAGGTATTGGATCAAATACATTTAAATCTGGGTTAGGTTCTAACGTTGGAACTGGTGACAATAGAGCATCTGCTGCTTCGGTTGGTGCTGGTACTATTAGATTAAATAGAGATACTAATACTTTAGCTGGTTATTTAGGTTCATCCTATAACTTTACCAATGCTGCTTTTAGTGGTTTAGGTGATGACTTTACATTCTTTTACAATGAAATGTCAAAAGATAGACTAGCTACTAGTATTGGTTCACTAAAGCAAGGATTCTATTCACATGATCCAAGTTCCGTAGCCCAACCAGCCTCTACTAATTGGTTTATGATGACTGCAAGTAACACTTCAGCTCAAACTGGTAGATTTGATAAACTAATGTTAGATGGTGATCCTTGGCTTTCAGCCTCTAAACTTGATAACAATACTTTGTATTTTAGACTTACACACTCAAGTACTCCAAACGGTGGGTCAATTAATCTTGCACTTACCAGAAATATTGGCGGTGGATTGACTAATGCTGGTGCAGCAAACCTTACATTTGCAGCTAAAAATACTGGAGAAACTGGAGCTAGGTTTAAAGATTCCGAATTGGCTATTAATACACTATCTGTTGCTGGAACACCTGTTACTTCAAGTAATATTGTAAAGTCAGATGGTATTAATATTTTCTTTAATGGCGGTGTAAACGGTTCTTTAACTGCTCCAATTGGTTTATTTTTTATGTCTGTATATGAGAAGAAACCAGGCTTTAGCGTAAATCTTTTACAATGCGAAGGACAAGCTTTACCAGAAGATCACTTTAATAAATTTAAAGATGTTATTGATAACGGAAACTATATCAAACAATTCTTTAAAGCAGCAATTAGACGACAAAATGCAGCTAATCCAAAAGCAAGTGGTAAAGTTCTTATTGTATTCCAGGCTGGTACCAATACAAACGTTATTCAAGGTATCTACAGTGCTTCTACAAACAGCACTAATGCTACCAAACGTGTAAAAGATTCTTTTGAAAATTCAATAACTATGCTAAAGAAAGAATGGATTAACTGTGGTTTTGCTCCTTCGGATTTAGCTTTTGTTGTTGTAGGTGGACCTATAACATCAAATACATTTAGTGATGATATCTCTAGACTTTTGTTTGATGAATCAGGTGATAACACCATTACAGCAGTAGATCATGCTAAGTCATTGCCACGTTCTGATTATGTAACTGGTCAGTATTGGGATGGCAGTGGTACATCAGGAGCTGGTTCAAGTACACCAACTACTCACTTAGCAGAACCAGGTTATATTGAATGGGCTAGATCAATTATATTAAATATTTTAAACTATTCACGAAGAACCTTTAAGCAAAAGCGAGGTTAATATGTCACGAATGCCAATGATGGGTATGGGCATGGGTATGCCAACTGGTTATGGTCCTGGTATGATGGAATCACAAATGGGTCTAGGTACTCAGATGCCAATGCCAGAAGAAAAACCAATGCCAAAGAAAAAGAAAGCCGCTAAGAAGAAGGCTTCAGGAAAGAAGATGAAAAAGAAATGAAGATGGGCAAACCCTGCAAAACAGACATGGAATATGTAAAGACTCGTACTGGTCCTAGACCAGATTCTAAAAAACCAATTAACCCTAAGAAACCTAAGACTCGTTCCAAGTAACGAACAATCTAAAGGAGAGATATTTAAATGACAGAAATTAACAACGCTGAACAATCTCAACCTGTCGAGACTCAGCCACAACTAGCCACACCAGTTCAAACTGAAGATCCACAAACAGTCCATGAGCGTGCAATGTTCATGAAGTACGTTCAGGACCAGGGACAAAAGATCCCAAGTAACTTCAAATCAGCTGATGATTGGTTCAATAGCCTAGTAGAAGCCCGTAAGGGATTTACTCAGGCAAGACAGGAAATCGCTTCCTTAAAGAAGCAATACAATCAAAACGGCGTGACCAATCCTAATTATCAGGACTCACAGCCAGTTGCTCAGGCCAAGCCTGAGCCAGTCGAGGATCTATCAGGTATTCCTGAAGACCTCAAGATTACATCACCACCTACTCCCCAGCCTGGATCTACGGCTCGGGTTAGCTCAGAAGATTGGCTTCGTTGGGGCAAGGAAATTGACTCAACGGGTGCCGTAAGTGACGCTACTCGCAAGGAGATCCAAGCAAAGATGGGTGCTGATGAGGTAATCATTGAGCAGATGATTAAGGGCCGCAAGGCTTTAGCTAAGCAATCTTGGGACGATGCTGCGTCGGTTGTCGGAGGCAATGACAACCTTAAGCGCATGTTTAAATGGGCCCAAGATAATCTAACAGCTGAAGAGGTTGCAGCAACTAATCGTGCTCTCCAGACTAATGCCTATAAGAATGTCCTCCTGGGACTCAAGGCACGCTTTGAGCAACAAAACCCACCAAAGGCCCCTTCACAGGAACCTAAGCCAATGGATAATCGGGTCAACCCCTCACAGGTTCCACAATCCGTACAGGTGTTTAAAAACCAAGCTGAACAACAAGCTGCTTTACGAGATCCAAGATTTCGTTTAGATGCGAAATATCGCCAAGCAGTAGAAGCAATGGTTGTTAATACATCTCGTTACGGTTACAGAAATCGTTAACTCCGTATAATCCTTAGGGACACGGAACAATTAAGGGTTTCTCCTTTGTTTAATTTTTAATAATAATAGAGAGTTTCTATATAAGGAGAAACAAATATGGCATGGCTTCCAACTCAACTCGGTGCAAACACCAATCCAATTTATCCAGTCGGTGCTGGTACAAACCTCTGGCCAGATGGTGGTTCAGCAGCTTCAACAACTTCAATTCCAGCTGTTTCTAACGTAAGCGGTACAGATCCAAATTATTGGCTTCCTATTTGGTCAGGCGAAGTAATCAACGCTTATGACCAATACAATATGTTTGAGCCAATGGTTACTACTGAAACCATTGAATCAGGTACAACCAAGAGATTCCCAATTACTGGTACCGTTGGCCATCTCGGCGTATGGAATGCTGGTCAAGAACTCATTGGTAACTCTGGTACAGAGAATCCAGGTTGGTTCGACATTTCACTAGACCAACGCCCAATGGCTGCGTTCTTTGAACTTGACGACATCCATCTTATGCTTACCCAATGGGACTATAGATCAGAGTTAGCTCGTCAAGCTGGTCTTAAGCTTAGCTACATTCGTGATAAGCAAATTGCTTGCATGATTGCCCAGGGTGCATTTACTCAAAATCGTGTTCCATTTAGTTCTGATTACTCTGGTATGAACTACGGTGCATCTCCAGTACTCACTCCAAACGCAACTTTCAATGCTCTTGGTTTCCGTGGTGCTACCGCAACTCAACGTACAGATGCAGCTCTACTTCTTCTAGATTATCTAGAGCGTTACATGGTTCGTCTTTCTGAAATTGACGCAACTATGGGTGAAGTATACTGCGCCGTTACCCCACAAGCTTTCCATGACATTCGTGCTCTTGGTATTGCCCGTCAAGCTGGTGATCTTGCTGGTGGTGCTGGCCGTCCATACTTCGGCGGTGTAGCCGAAGCTGGTGGTCTTGGTGTTGCACTCAATACACCAAAGTTTGCTATTCAAGATACTCTTGAGTACATGGGTGTAACCATTGTCAAGAGCAATCACCTTGCTGAACTTGATCACGTTATGGTAAAGTCTGGTCTTGTTACTGGTGTTAATGGCACTACTAATCTGTTTGTAAATCAAAATAGAACAGCTTTAAGCACTACTGTTGGTAGTGTTGGCGAACTATCAGCTGGCGGTAATACAGGTGTTCTTGTAGATCTTGGTGATGCAAAGTATGACTTTGATTGGCACAGACACTCTGGTGGTGCTGCTCCACTAAATCCTGGTACTGGTACTAGCGCAGCCACCACTGCTGGTGCTGTTGTTCAGGGTGCTGTACTTAACCCAGTTAAGGCTCTTATCTGGCAACGTTCTGCTGTCTGTTCACTACGTTTACAGGGCATGAAGGTTGAATCAGTTAAGGATGTCCGTCGTGGTACTTACTTTACTGTAAGCTCCATCATGGCTGGTGCTGGTATTCTTCGCCCAGAACTCTGTGGCGCAATCCAAGGCACCTACACTATTGATTAATCTTAGCGTTAGCTAATCACATTTTGGTATTTGTACCTAGGGGGTCGAAAGATCCCCTAGGTATTTTTTTCGCAAGGAGAGTTATGAAACCATTTAATCCAATTTCAAATTCAAATTCTAAAGGTCTTGGCGATACGGTAGCTAAAGTTGCTAACAAACTTGGTTTTAAAAAAACAGAAGGTTGTGGTTGCCAGAAACGCCAAGAATTTCTTAACAAGCTGGTTCCCTACGGGAAGAAAGGAACTAAGTAATGGGACTATACAGTTATACTGATGCTATTAATCATATGCTGTTGTCCTCGGGAGAGCACTTGATTTCTGATTTAACGACTGATGCTGGGGTAGACACCAGTGTTGCCCAGTTCATTTTAAATCAAACAATCAAGGCAATGGTAATGAGAGGTATTGCAAACAACAGATACATTACAACCATCACTCCAGATGTCAATGGTAAGATAATCTTACCGTCTAATGCTTGTTATGCTCAGGTCGTAGAACCCCTATTTGATCCTACGACGGGGGAGGTGATCCAAACTACATTAAAGTCCACAAATAGCGGACCTGTGCTTTTCAATATAACAAAGCAGACAGATGTGTTTGACAAGAAGTTGGATATTGAAGTTATCGTTACACTAGGTAACGCTGCTTCTTATTATGGTTGGGATGATATTGACTCGGCTTTGCAACGAGGTATCATGGAATCGGCAGCAAGAGAATACCAGATCATCACTCAAGGTGATATGGATATTGACAAGAGACTTGCTGTACGAGAACAATATCATATAGCCCGTGGACGCGCAGCGGACATATTCAAGAAAAATAGATCAATACTACTGGGAGATAACGGCACAAGAGCAGCCGTAGACCGCAGAGGTATCCTAAGTAATGATCCATACTTTACAAGAACGAGGTTCTAATGGCTTTTACAAGACTTCCAATTAATACCCTGAGTGGTGGCGTAGGCCGCCAAGCACCAACAAAACGCTTAATCAGTGAAGCGGAGAATCTAGACAACTGCTTGGTATCACTTGAGAAGTCTGTCGAAAAGCGACCTCCAATGACACAAGTAGCATACTCAAAGGAAGGTGTTCCCCAGGGTTCCTACTTGCCACTAAATTATGTAGATCCCCCACTCAATTTTTTTGAGTCGGGGGCTACTAATTTTAACGCAGATAATCTTTATTTCCATTATCTTGATATTGATGGATTTAATCGTTATTGTATTATTATCAACAGAGCAGCATATCCTTTTGATCCTGTTGCAGTCAAAAGCTTTACATATACTCCACAAGGTAGTCCACCTATTACAATTAACTTAAATACATTTATCAGTGTATTTAGAATTGAACCAACTGAGTGGGTACAAGAAAGTGTTGATATCTTAGCGGGTGTTGATGGAAACACAAGTGGCTTTAATCGTGGTATATTTGAATACATTACATTTGGTAATAAGAATATTCTATCAAACTATAGAATAGCAAATCAATCATACTCAGTACCACCTACTTCAATCAAGGATACCTTCGGATCTATTGACTTAGATGTTGGACTGTTATTGTGGAATAAGTTAATTCCCTTAGATTATTTACCAGACAATGGTATATTAGAACCAACCATTGACAGCAATTGGGTAGCATCTCAAGCAACAAACGAATACATACACTCAGGAGATGCGGTTAATTATAAGATAGCCATAAGACCTACAAACCCAAATCCAGTATACGAAGATGCCATCAATGAGTTGTCTTTATACTGGAGCAATGTACGAGATGATATCGAATTCTATGTCAGTACCGAGACACAGGAAGAAGAAGAGCGTGGTCAAAGTATGAATGACTTTAGTGTCATTCCCCAGTATCCTGCTACGGAAGTACAATCGGATGTACAGGATGCCAATGGTTACAAAGCACAACGAATGCTTGCTCAATACTACGATAACCCACGAATCCTTCCGATTCCTGGGGGTAGCATTGACTTCAATAAGGATCACTATCATCAAACGTCACCGCTACCCAAAGTAGATCGTGACGGACAAACAAGCTACTACGGATTCGGTAAGGTATACTATGCTAGAAACCCATACCTTACATTCCCTCCGTCATTCTACAGAGCTACAAGGTATGGCAAAAACCCATACTTTGAAAGAATTAGAACAGAAGAAGCCAAGTCGGTATTTGACCACAGACGGTTCCCAATTATCATCTACAAGGACACAGCCACAGACGGCAAGTGGCGTGTAAAGCATATGCCGCTGCTTCCTAGACGAGCTGGTACCGTCCTTAGCAACCCAGGCCCCAAGGCCCTAGAGCGCAAGGAAAAAGTACAATCAGTTGCCTTCTGGAAGAATAGACTATGGATTGCTACAGACAGCACCCTATTGGCTTCAAGAACCAATAGCTTCTATAACTTCTGGATTGATGATGTTCAGAATATCGTAGAAACAGATCCCATTGACATCCAATCAACCATTGGTGCCTATAATAAATTAAGTTATATTGTCCCATTCCAAACAATCATGTTTGTAGCTAGCTCTGGTTCCGTACAGTTTGAAATCAGAGGTGGTTCTATTGATACTGGTATCTCGGCTTTCAATGTCGAACTACGTCCTACGTCATTCTACAGTACATCCAAGCTTGTCGAACCACAGAAGATGGGTAATAATATCTTCTTTATGGATTCAAGTAGGTTATATATGTACCTTAGCGGCAGTGCATTTAATGATGAGTTCTCAACCTCTATGGACATGAGTACCCACTGCAAGGGTTATCTACCCACAAACTTTGGTGCAATCACAACAAACTCTGCTACCAATTCAATCATGTTTGTAGATGCAGACGATACCAATAACATATACTTTTTTACCTTTAGAACCAACGGTGAAAAGGTTATTCAAAATGCATACTATAGGTGGATCTTGTCTAACAATGACAACATTCTAAGTCTCAAGGCTTATGAAAAAGATCTCTATACCGTATCCAAACGTTACTCAGGAACCACAAATGTAAATAAACTAGTTGTTTATTATTCATCATTAGAAACTGTATCTGCATCCACACCAATGTTAGATTGGCTTACACTTTTACCAGTACAAGCAGCAACGTATTCTGTGGTAAATCAAAGCACAACCTTTTTGTTACCTCACTATGATCCTGAAGTTAATTATATAATTTTAGGTCCTGCATGGGGAACTCAGGCTTACACAGCAATTAAAATTAATCCAAATAGTGTAAACACAATTACAGATGGTGGTATTGTCAAGACTCAGGTCATAGTAACAGGTAACTATACAGCCCAACCAGTCTATGTAGGTCATTCCTATTTAATGAATATTGAGCTATCTCAACAAGTTCAACGTAGTTCTGATGACCCAGCGACTGTATATGAAGGCGTCCTTAATATCAAAAAGGCAACCTTTAGGCACTACAATTCAGGTTCCTATGATGTCATAGTAAACCGCAGAGGTAGGATTGACGAGAAGGTTACATTCTACCCCACGGATATCAATAGCTTGTTGTCCAGAAACGATCAACTAAAGATCGACAGTGTAGGTGAGCATTTGGTTAAGATTCTATCTTACTCAGAAGCTTGCAAGATCTACATACAATCTGCATATCCCACACCATGTAATATTTCAAATATTGAACTAGCTTGTAACTTTAGAAGATTAAATACAAGTATTGAATAAGGAGAACCAATGCCCTGCTATAACTATTCATCTAACGATCCTATTTACTATTCGCCTAATGCTGGACAGTGGGCAGTCGAAAAAGTATATGTAGCGGGAACTGGAACTGGATCCTCTTATTCATATGCAGCTATTGCAAGAATGTGTGAGATTCCAGCAGAAGATCAGCTTTGTGTATATACAAGAGCTGGCGTAGGTGCTGCTGAAACCAAGCTTACTTTAGATATTGACTATACTGTAAATACACAACCAGAAACCATTACCTTAATTAGTGCACCAGCATCTGGGCAAATTGTAATTAGAAGATGTACACCAAATGACAAAATGTTATTTAAATTTGAAAATGGTGCTAAAATTACTGCTGGTCAATTAAATGGATCCTTGTATCAGTTATTATTCTTAGGTCAAGAAAAAGAATGGGTTGGCTCAACTAACAATCATTTCTATCCAGTTGCAGCTAATGTTGTAGCTTGGAACTCAAGTACAGCCTATGTTGTTGGTAATTACGTTACGTCAAACAACGTAGTATATCAGTGCAGAGTAGCCAACACTAATCAAACACCTCCAAATGCAACCTATTGGACCCCAGTAAACTTCATTACAAATGGATTTGTTATCCAAGGTGGAGAAAACTTGGGTGGTCCTATTCGATTTGATTTATCTGGAATTAGTAATGGTTACGGTTTAGTTTGGAATGGAAGCAAGTTTGAAGCTGGTACTATTGGTGGATTTATTGATAATCTACAAGATGTAACTATTGATCAAGTTGCTAATAAACATATCTTAGTACATGATGGTTTCGTTTGGAAAAATTATTTACCAAGTGTAGATATTAGAGACGATAACCTAAAGTTTAAAAGCTTTACATTCTACGCAAGAAATCAAAATACTGAGAAATCTTACGCTAATGGTGAAGCAGCTATAGATCCTCCTGCTGCTTTAAGTATTTTTAAAGATGGAGACGGTCAGTACGTCCTTACTCACGCCCCAACTGTATATCATATTATTAAGAAAACAATCCCTAATAATCTAGATCCTATTGCGTTCTTTAATGACGTTAACACACAAATCAATCTTTTTGCTGGTAGTTTAGCTAACCCAGTAAAAGTTCAGTTGTATTGGAATCTTAATAGAGCTGTTCCTAGTGGAGATAGTTTAACAGATTTGCAGGGCGATAAACTTGTAAATTATAAAATTGCATTTTGGGATTCTCCTACAGAGTTATACAATCAAAATATGTGGACTTTAATTGATAATCTTAGTTATCACGGAATTACAACAGTTAACACAAGTATAAATTATAGAGATAATCCATTCTTTTTTTATGATGGAAGCCCACCAAATCCAACCAGATATTCTAAAATTGCTGGTAGAGGTATTAAAGAAAAGGGTTTTTATTTAAATGTTCCTGAATGCTATAATACTGCTTTATGTAATATTCCCATTACAAAAGAAGTAAACGGAGTAGTTTCATTTACAACCCGTAGTGATCTTGTAAGAGCAAATCTAACATCGCCAACTTCCACAAGTTATAGAGATGAATATCTAACAGCATTAAGAGATTTTGCGTTTGCAGGTGTTCGTAGTGGATTATCTCCAGTTGACAATGTTAGTAAATACGATCACCAAGCTAGATATGCAAAGAGTTTTTTATTAGATGCCGACTATAACGGCTGGGAAAATATTTTATATAGACGAATCGAAACAGACGATACTGCATTAAGTTGTTTATTTAAAATGCCAAAGCAGATAATTTACTATAATAAGCAAGCTTTGTTTATGGTAAATAATACAACACCAATCACAACAAACTCACAAAATACATGGCCAGAAACAAACTTTGATAGCCAAAGTGCTACAAATTCAACACTAAGTAAAACAGTTCGATTTAGTGGAGCAGGAGATTTAAACTATTCACCAAACTCTAGTAGTTCTATTACTTCTGGAGGCATGGGCGGTCTATATAAATCAGATCAATTTTGGGGAAATTGGTGTAATTCATGGAGTACGTCAATTACTAATTTTAGATTTAATGAGGCTGATATTGATTGGTATGTATCGGGAATTACCGCAACAACAACAATACCATCAGTTCAGTTATGGAATTTAGTAGGCGCAACCACCCCAATAAATTCAAATCCTGTTGGAATACTTGGTAATTATGATGATATAAATGCTAAAAGTATGACACCTTGGCCTTATCGTCCAAATTACTGGGAAAAAAACAATAATAATTTTGATGGTTATATCGGTACGCATTTATTTAATATCGACAGTAATAGTTTATTTTCTAATGCTATTCATTTTGTTCCAGACCCAAGAGATGAATATGTTTTTAGAATTGTAGTAAAAGATTCCTTACTTCAGTACTTTAATAAATCTGGTTCTTTTAATATTGCCAGTGCAATTATCTTAGAACACGGTTTTGATGAGCATCCAAATAATGCTCAAAAAGGAACAATTAACGGAACCCTACCACAGATATATAGAAAAAATACTACACCAAGACAAATACAAAGGGTTCGTACTAGGCTAGATAAAAATGATGTAAAGGTTTATGTACAAAGTGAACACTTTGAATACATAACTGGACAAAGTGGAAATACACAATATGTAATTAATCTATGTATTAGTGTACCAAGAATTAAATCAATTGGTTATGCTAGAGTATTTAGAAATCCAATTCCTCAAGATAACCTTGGTAGAGTATATTTTGATACAACAGGATCAGGAATCGAAGATCTTGAAATTGATTTAGGAACTTGGACATTTTATTTAGAAAATGACGCACAAACAAAATATCCAGATACCTACAATGGATATGGTACTGCTTTAGAAAGTACTAGTGGACCTACTGTTTTTAATATAGCTCCTAAACTTACAGCTGTAGCTGGTCGTAATGAATGTGCCGTAAAGTTTACTAGATTAGGTATTCCTAGTAATCTTTGGATTCGTTTATCTGTTTTAAATACCGATGGAACAACCGAACTGATTACATCAGGAGGTGGATGGAACACTAACGCTTAATGGGGGACTATATGCCACAAGATAAAAAACATGATCTTATACAAATACTACAGTTATTCGTCCTTGCTGCTGGTGTTGGTGGGTTCTTCATTGACATAGGTAAACGATCACAATTAATTGATAAAACAGATAAGGATTTAGGTGAACTAAAAATAATTGTACAAGATCTCGTAAAAGCTCAGATTCAAATATCATCTAATGACGCAAAGCATGGAGCTATGCTAGATGATCTAAAACAAAGAGTAATTGAACTCGAAAGGAAAAAACAATGAGTAATCGTAATACAACCGTAGCTGGTATTGGTGCTATTCTTGTAGCCCTTGGTGGCGTTCTTACCGCCATGTTTGATGGCGATCCCACTACCACCGCTGACTTTGCTTCAGCCGTGGCTGCTGTAATTGCTGGTATTGGTCTAATTCTTGCCAAGGATGCTAAA